ACAAGCAGGCATTAAAGATTGGTATTGAGGCAACACTTGGTACAGCGCCGATTGTTTTTGTTGCTTATGTGGACTCTGAGAATCAACAGTCGCCAGCCATTGATTTTTCCAATTCGGTAAGTTGGATCAATAATCTTGGCAACATTATTCAGTGGAGCAATAATAGCAGCACAGTTATTGGTTGGGCAGGCACGGCAAGCTCCGGCGCTGGTTATTATCTATACAAGAGTGATGCCAAAATGTTTGGTAAATACTTGGGGATAACGCTAGAGGGTAGTGTGACGCCATTTACAATTAACGGCTTCGAGTTTGAGCATGAATTGAGAGCGAGGTTCTAAAATGCCAGTACCTAATATATTTGCAAATGCAACATCGACGATTCCGTTATCGCAACTGGATGCCAACTTTGCCACAACCATTACGCTAGGCAATACGGCAATCCAGCTTGGCAACACGGTTACGACGTTAAACAACATGACGTTAGCCAACGTGACAATTACTGGCGTTGCGTCACCTATTACAGTGGCTCAAGGCGGCACTGGCGCAACAAGTTTGACTGCCAACAATGTCGTTTTAGGCAACGGCACAAGCACTGTGCAAGTGGTTGCCCCCGGCACTAGCGGCAACGTACTGACATCCAATGGCACAACGTGGTTAAGTTCTGCTGCCAATGTCACCCTTGGAAATACCACAATTTCGGTAGGCGGTACTGCCAACACTGTCGGAAATCTGACACTTTCAAATACCACTGTTACCAACTACACAGAGACACTGTTCTCTGCAACGGGTAACACAACAATTAGCCTGTCTAATGGAACACTCCAGAAGATAACAACCAGTGGCGCAACTACTATTACGTTGCCTTCTTCTGTGGCGGGTAAGAGTTTCAGTGTGCTTGTTGCTTACGCAGCGGCAGATACGTTGACTTGGGCTGGTGGTAGTACATTAAAGTGGTCGCAAGGGGCTACGCCTACGCCAACTTCTGCAACAGGCAAATTTGATTTGTTCTCTTTTGTGCAAGATGGAACAAATACCTACGGCATCGTTAATGGGCAGAACTACTAATGTTTAGCGCGACTAAAGGCGGCTCAACCGCAGGCTACCAGATCAGCCGCAGCGTTCGTCTGCGGTCGAGTGCGAGTGCGACTTTTAGCAGGACACCTGCGAGTGCCGGAAGCACAACCAAGGGCACTTTTTCATTTTGGATAAAACGTGGCACACTAAGTACGGCACAGCAGATTTATCATG